TATTGAAATTACAGACGAAACTACAGATGAGGAGTTACAAGGGAAAATCTTAGCAATGTTAATAGAACAAGAAAGAAAAACAGGAAAAGATATTTCAAAAATTATAGATAATAAATAAAACTAATTGAATTAGGCACCCTCCGGGTGCCTTTATAATGCAATAAAACAGGAAAGAGAGAGGTGGTGACGTGTCAGATGTAAAGGAGCAGATAAAAAATGATTATTTATCCGGTGCCCCTCCGAAGAAATTGTCGGAGAAGTACGACACCAGTTTGAATACAATAAAGAGCTGGATTAAGCGTTACGGCTGGTCAAAGCTCAAGAAAGAACGGGGTGCACCTTCTAAGGCTGAGGGTGCACCCTCTGCTGTACCTGTAAAAAGAAAACGGGGAGGACAGCCAGGGAACAAGAATGCAACAGGTCCACCGGGAAATAAACACGCAGAGAAGTTTGGGTTCTTCTCCAAGCACCTTCCGGAGGAAACATTATCCATTATTCGGGAGATGCCGGAAGATCCGTTAGATGTCCTGTGGGATCAGATACAGATTGCTTATGCTGCTATTATCCGGGCGCAGAAGATCATGTATGTCCGTGATCAGAATGACAAAACTAAGGAAATGACCTTGGATGGAAGTGAAGCTACCGGATATGAAGTGCAGCAAGCCTGGGATAAACAGGCGAACTTCTTAGCAGCTCAAGCTAGAGCTCAGAAGACTCTTGAGGGTATGATCAACAGGTATGAGGATCTGCTGCATAAGAACTGGGACCTTGCTACGGAAGAACAGAGAGCTAGAATCGAGCAGATTAAGGCTAATACAGACAGGTTAAAATCTGGCGGAAATGATGATGGAGAGGACGGTGTGGTGATTGTCAACGACGCGCCAACAGGTGAAGATATCGGACATTGTGATACCGAAGTATCTGGCGATATTCAACAACAGGAAAGTTAAGCACATCATCCTGACTTCCGGACGTGCCGGTACGAAATCCAGCTATGCAGCCATTCGGACAGATTATCAGGTTGTATCAGATCCGCATGGTTCTGCAGTTGTTCTTCGTAAACACCACAATAAGCTACGGAAGACTGTGTACAAAGAAATGATTCGAGGAATCAACCGCCTCGGTATTTCCAAGAAAAAATTTGCGATTACAAAGTCTCCAATGGAGATTACGTACAAAAAGTATGGCACTACCATTTATTTTTCCGGTTCAGATGGCATTGACGATACCAAGGGTATTATCGATGAAGATAAACCAATCAAGCTGGTAGTGTTGGATGAGCTGACGGAGTTCTTCGACGATGGCGAAGGCGAGGATGAGCTGAGCAATATCGAAGCGACATTTGTCCGAGGTAACAGTAGCGGATTCCAAATGATTTATTTGTATAATCCTCCGAAGAATCCAAATGCACCAATCAATCAGTGGTGCAAGAAGATGGAGAAACGTGAGGATTGTATTCATATCCACACGGATTACAGAGATGTTCCGGTCAGCTGGCTTGGACAGGCACTGGTTGATTCTGCAGAAGCTATGAAGCGGGCAGATGAAAAGATGTACGCTGGGTATGGCTTGGACAGGCAGTCGGTGTAGATGAGCTTATCTATTACATGTTTGGAGACCGGCACAGACAGAAGCCTGATTTGAACAGAAGATATGACAGAATTTATATTGGCGGAGATTATGGTCAACAGAATGCGACGACATTTGAAGCATTTGGACTTGATACGTATCGAAAGAAATTTCCAGGACTGGGAGAGTATTACCACAGTGGACGGGAATCCGGAAGGCAGAAGAGTCCGTCAGAATATGCACAAGACTTGGTTGAGTTCATGAATGAATTGCATGAACAGTATGACAACCGGGTCTTTTATATTTTCCTTGATCCATCTGCAAAAGGACTGGCAGAGGAAGTCAGGCGAGCAGTCAGAGCAGTGAGCCTGGATTATCAGGTATTTCTAAGAGATGCTGAAAATGATGTGGCACTTGGAATCAGCCGTGTGCAGAAGGTGTTAAGTTTTGACATTATGAGCATAGCGCCCAAACAGGAATATGCGGTAAGCGAGTTCGGTACTTACGAGTACGACAAGAAATCCATTGAAAAAGGCAAGGAAGTACCTGTAAAAGAAGATGATCACTGCATGGACGCAATCCGATATTGTGTTATGGGAGCTTGGAAGAGGTTAAAATATTGGCTGCCAAAAGACGAAACGGAAGAAATAGATGTATGCGATATTAGCAGGAAGGAGGTAGAGGACGATGAATATCTTTAATTATTTCAAAAAAGCTGGAATCGATACGATAGATGCATCATTTTACCGGAAGATAGCAGAGTGGGTATCCTGGTATGAAGGAAATGTCAGAAATTTCTCTTTTTACAAGGTGTATGGCGGACGTGGAACATATAAGCGCTGTCGGAGAAAAAGCATGGGGATGGCAAAGAAACTGAGTGAAGATATTGCTGATCTCCTGCTCAATGAAAGGGTTACAATTACTCTGGACGATGAGGCTACGCATAATTTTGTGCATCAGATCCTTGATGATAACCGTTTTCTTGTTATGGGAAACGATTACCAGGAACGGAAAGCATTCACTGGGACGGTTGCGTATATCCCATATTTGGACAACGCTGAGATTACAGAGGACGGGACAGTGATTTCCGGAAAAATCAGCATCAATTATGTGGACGCACCAAACATTTTCCCAGTCAGTTGGAACAACGGCAAGGTAACGGAGTGCATTTTCGTTTTTCCACACACAATAGCGAGAAAGAAATATGTCCAGTTGCAGTCGCATCTCTTAGAGAATGGTGAATATGTAATTAAAAACACAGTGTTACGGTGTGATTCTGGAAGCCAGGAGGGTACGGAGTTACCTGAGAAAGAGTGGAAACAGTTAAAACCATTCAAGGAGCTTGCAAAAGAAGCAAGAACGGGATCCAGCGAGGCGCAGTTCGTGATTGACAGGCTGAACATTACGAATAATGCTGATAAAAACAATCCGATGGGTGTTGCAATCTTCGCAAATGCAATTGATACGCTCAAGAAGTTGGATATTGAGTATGATTCATATTGCAATGAATTCGAGCTTGGCAGAAAGCGTATTTTTGTACGCCCGGAGATGTTGACTAATGCAGATGGTACACCAGCATTTGATCCGGACGACAGTGTATTTTATGCACTGCCAGAGGATGATGCAAATGGAGAAGGCCTTCTGAAAGAAATTGATATGTCTCTCCGGGCAGAGCAGCACAGCAAGGCAATCAATGATGATCTGAATTATCTGTCGCTAAAATGTGGATTTGGTACAGACCGATATCAGTTCGGGGTGACTGGGGCTAAGACAGCCACAGAGATTATTTCGGAAAACTCAGATATGTATCGAATGATTAAAAAGCATGAAATACTTTTGGAAGATGCTCTGAGGCAGTTGATTCAAATTATAATCCGTCTGGGAATGATACTGGGGAATACACTGAATCCTGAATGCGAAATCACCATTGACTTTGATGATTCAATTATTGAGGACAAAGAGACAGAGCGGAGCAGAGACCGACAAGATGTCAGTATGGGAGTCATGAGTCTGGCAGAGTACCGTGCTAAATGGTATGGAGAATCAGAAGAAGATGCTGCTAAGAATCTCCCAGAACAAAATCAGGTGATGGAGTAATATGAAAGATGATTACAAGAATAAGCTTGCAAGTAAGATTGCTTCCAGGTATCAGGATTTGGAAGAGCGTATCATGCAGGATATTGTCCGGAGGATCGTGAGAGCTGGTGAAATAACCAGTACCGCAGATTGGCAGATTAACCGGTTACGGATTTTGGGATATTCCTCAGAGGATATCGAAAAAGAGATCAAGAAGGCGCTCAACGCTTCTTATCCGGAAATGTTTGAGTTATACGACAAGGTGATCAACTGGGAATATGTCCGGAATAAAGATATATACGAGCAGATCAACGCCGAGTACATACCATTCGAAGAGAATGGACAGCTCAAGCAGATTACAGAAGCAATCATTGACCAGAGTTTTGATGATTTGGAGAATGTGACTAATTCACTCGGCTTCTACCTGGACTACGGCAATGGTAAGAAGGTATTGACGCCACTTTCTCAAGTGTATACCAAATACCTTGATGCAGCGTGTTATGATATCGTGACCGGAGCATTTGATTATAACAGTGTGTTGCGTAGAGTTGTGACACAACTTACCAACAGCGGACTCCGGCAGATTGATTATTCTTCCGGGAGAGCTAACCGGGGTGATGTGGCTGCAAGAAGAGCGGTCATGACAGGCGTTGCAAAGCTTACGCATAAGATAACCGAATATCATATGAAACAGCTCGGTTGTGAATATGTGGAAGTAAGTTGGCACGCTGGAGCGAGACCTTCACATTCTGTGTGGCAGGGAAAAGTTTACAAATGGAATAAATAATACTTGACTTCTGTACGTACATAAGTTAATATATTTGTACGGACAAAAGCGAGGTGATAAAATGAGCCCGAGAACAGGAAGACCGACAGATGAACCAAAGACGAAACGAATGGAAGTGAGATTGTCTGTACTAGACGATATAAAGTTAGAATATTGTCGTGAAACACTAGGATTAAATAAGACAGAGGTGGTGAAAAAAGGTATAGACATGGTTTATCAGCAGGCAGTAAATTTAACAAAAAAATAAAACAGTCGTAGCACCGACCAAAGCACAAACGACTGTTTAGGTTAGAAGTTTCCTTCTGTAAATATTATAATGCAGAATGGAACTTCTTTCAACACGAATTTTGAAAGGAGTTTTTATTATGGCGAGAGTCAAGAATACAATGAATGTGATACAAAACACAGAAATTAATACGTATTATGATGCTTCTGTTTTAAATTTCCAAGAGATAAAGAGAAACAGCAAAGGAATTTTTGATTTAATTCATAATAGTTTTACTTTTGGATACGCACAAGGAATGAAAGCTGCCAAAGCTGAAATCCAGCGGGGGGTTATAACACATGGGAAAAGCAATAGATTTAACTGGGCAGAAATTTGGAAGATTAACAGTTCTGAAACGTGCGGAAAACTATATTTCGCCTAATGGAGGAAAAAGAGCTCAGTGGTTGTGTAAATGTGAATGTGGAAAAGAAGTAGTTGTTTTGGGTAATAATCTTAGAAAAGGATTAACGAGATCTTGCGGTTGTTTTCAAAAGGAACGATTATCTGAAATAAGTACAGTACATAAAGCAACAGGCACTCGGTTACATAATGAATGGCGCGCAATGAAGGCCAGATGTAATATACCTTCTTGCAGTAATTATGAATATTATGGCGGAAGAGGAATAAAGGTGTGCGATGAATGGATAAATGATTTTGAGGCGTTTAAACAGTGGGCGATAAAAAATGGTTATGCAGATAAATTAACAATAGACCGCATAGATGTAAACGGAGATTATTGTCCTGAAAATTGCAGGTGGATTTCTTTTCAAGAGAATTGTTGGAATCGAGATAAAAAGCCGAGAAAGACAAATACATCAGGTTATCCAGGAGTTATGTGGAGAAAAGATTCGGAAAAATGGAGAGCTTATATTACTGTAGATAAAAAACGTATTAATTTAGGGACATACGATAGAATAGAAGAAGCACTTGAAGCAAGAAAAACAGCGGAAGAAAAATATTGGAAATAAAGCAGAGGGAGCCAAAAGGCTCCTTTTGTTGTGGAGGGGGGTGATGCGAGCATGGCAGATTATCCAGACTTTGTCAGTAGTACAGGTTATGGGACCGGTGAAGGATTAGGAGGTTGGAACTGCTACCATTGACACGAGTATTATCCGTTCTTTCCAGGAATATCACAGCGTAACTGGTCTGATGATTGGTTGGAAGAGCAGAACCGAAAAGAAAATGAACCAAGAGAGTTCCTAGGTAAAGAATATACTTTGTATGAAGCCAAGCAGAGACAGCGTCAGATGGAGACAGCCATGAGGGCACAGCGTGAAAAAGTCAAATTATTGCAGGCTGGCGGTGCTGATCAGGACGAAGTCATTCTGCACAAAGCGAAATATCAAGGGCAGCTTAACGAGTATTCCCGGTTCTGCAGGAAGATGAGTCTCACGGAAGAGCGTGAGCGTATTTACCTGGACATGAAAGGTCGGGTGGCAACAAATAGCAAACGACAGAATGCAGTGTTCCCACCGGAAATGATTGAAAATGCTTCCAAGGATGTAGCTCAGTATAAGCGGTATAAAGAAGTTCTGGGAGATTCTATGGGTTCGCTTGTTAATTTTGGTCAGATGAAATATAATGATAGTGAACAGTGGGAAAAGCTTCAAAATAGATTTTCCACATATCTTGAGATTGACAAGAAAGATTGGACCGAAGAATTCAAGAACGCGTCCAAACAGGCATATGATAGATTCACGAAAGAGAATATTACAATGTCCGTACACGCACTTAGTCGGCTCCCACGATTAAATAAGCCTGGATTGCCGGAAGTGTCAGAAGAAATGCTGATAAAAATAATTAGAGGTGAGCCTAATTATGCAGAGGGAGAAGATAGGCAAATCTATTTTATTCAAGAATTACAGTTGTTAATTGTGAGAAATAAAGGAACTGGAGATATTGTATCTGTTGTGAGAAGAAACAATCCGAAGGAGGTATGGAAAAATGTTTGAGAAAATAATGAATTATATTAAAGATTTTTTGGAAAATACTCCAGAGGATATCTATGATTTTTCTTGTGAACTGGAAGGAATGTTAATTATTCATTATGACGAAATGTATAAGGAACAGCCAAGGGCTACAAGAATATTGAATGAAGAAACGCCTGATATTTGCGCATCCGGAGAACCGGGAATGAAACCAGAAGAGATTGAAAAATTTAAACGTGAGTTGGAAATTGAATACAACAAAGCGTTAAAAGCAGTTGTGTAGTTACCACCAGTTGATATGACCGGTGGTATTTTTATACTCATTTAGGAGGTATCATGATAACTGTAACAGTAAAAGATAAAAAAATTAGCATGTCTGGTCATGCCTGCCGGAAAGATTCTAGTGGTATCGACCGGGCGTGTGCTGCAGTATCAGCGCTAACCTGTAATCTGATTAATTCATTAAGGGATTTAACCGGCGATAGAATCCGGGCAGATACAGGCAGCGGTATGATGGTAATTGAATGGGAGAATCTTTCAGATGGTGGAAAGCTTCTGATAGATTCATGGTTCCTGGGACTTACAGATATCAACCGGGAATACAATTGTATAGAATTTTGGTAACAAGCACCCGAGAGGGTGTTTTTATTATGTCCAAAACGTGAAGACAAGAAAAGCTCGGGAGCCTGTCGAGGCAAAACGGAGGTAGAAAGCATGAAATACAGAATGAATTTACAGCTCTTTGATGACGGCGCAGGAGCTGGCTCTGGTGGGCAGGGTGGAAATGCCGGGGCTGGAAACGGCGGTCAGGGATCCGCTGGGAGCGCATCCGGAGCGCATAATACCGGAACATATACCTATGAACAGCTGGAAGAGATCGCGAGTGCAAGGGTAGAGCGTTCAGAGAGAACAGCACTTGCAAATTTTTTTCGGACGCAGGGAATGACAGAAACTGAGGTCACACAGGCAATCAATAATTTCAAAGTAGAACGTGCTGCCAATCAGCCAGACACTGCAAAGCTCCAGAAGGAGCGTGACGATGCTTTGAATGAGGTGCAGCAGATGAAGAATGAAAAATTCTTATCTGGGAAAGGTGTGAAATCAGAAGATCTTGATTATGTCATGTTCAAGGTATCGAAACTTGTAGACGATAAGACAACATTTGAGAAAGCTGCAGAAAGATTCCTGAAGGAGAATCCAAGATTTGCAGGTGGTACGAACAGTTATCGTATTTCAACATCTGCAGGGAACACTTCTGAGGGTTCTGGTGGAGATATGAACGCTTCCATCAATGATCGTATCCGTGCTGCAGCAAGAAGATAATGGAGGTATAAAATGAATAAAAACAGAATGAATTTAAGAATGTTCCAGGACGATGTGAATATTATCGACCGTACCGGAGCAGAGTCCCTGATTCCAACCCAGGAAACAAAAGAAATTATTCAGGGTACAATTGCGCAGTCTGCAGTACTGTCAAGGGGACGTAAGCTGGCAAATATGACAAGCAAGCAATACAAGATGCCAGTTCTTGATATGCTGCCGATTGCCTATTTCGTAAATGGCGATTCTGGACAGAAAAAGACAACAAAGCAGGCATGGGATAAGAAATTTATCATTGCAGAGGAAATTGCGGTAATTGTACCGATTCCAGAATCTGTATTAGATGATTCAGACTATGATATTTGGGGCGAAGTAAAACCAAGGGTCACAGAGGCATTTGGAAATAAGATTGATGGAGCTGTACTGTTTGGTACCGATAAACCGTCTACTTGGAGAGACGATGTTGTTGCGACAGCCACAAAAGCTGGATCCGTGGTAACACTTGGCTCAGCGGATCCGCTGTATGACAAAATCATGGCAGAAGACGGTGTGATTGCCAAAGTTGAGAATTGCGGATACATGGTCAATGGTCACATGGCTGATATTTCCATGAGAGCGAAGCTTCGCGGGCTGAAAAATACCAACGGTGATCCGTTGTTCAAAACAGATATGCAGGGTTCTACACAGTATGCACTGGACGGTTCTCCAATGAACTTCCCAAACAATGGGTCATTTGATAAGACTAAGGCACTGATGATTTCCGGAGATTTCTCACAGCTTGTATATTCCATCAGACAGGATATTACATTTAAGTTGTTTACTGAGGGTGTTGTTCAGAACACAGATGGATCTATTGCATACAACCTGATGCAGAATGACATGGTTGCACTTCGTGCAGTAATGCGTCTTGGCTGGGAGATTCCAAACCCAATCAATGCACTTGCAAAAGATAAAACCAAAAGATGTCCGTTCTCAATTCTGAAAGCAGGGGAGTAGGAGTAAATGTACGCAGATTATTCATATTATGCGGATCACTATGGCGGGGATATTCCTGAAAGGGAATATCCATCTGCTGAGCGCAGGGCTGAAGCTTATATCAGGAAACTGACTTATGTCAGAGGAGATATTTTTGCAGTTGAAAATACTGCAGTAAAAGATGCAGTGTGCGCTGTGGCTGACGTGTATTATTCCTGTAAAAAGAAACAGGAAGCAGGTACGGTCAAGTCTGAGAATAACGATGGCTACAGTGTATCATACGCGGTAGAACAGGCTGACGGTCAGACAATGGAAGAGCTGATCAGAAAGAAAGCGTATGAAGCTGCATCTACATATTTGCTTCCGACCGGGTGGTTATCAAGAAAGGTAGGGTGTTGTCATGCTGACAAATGCGACGATTACAATCTATAACCGGAAAACCGGCAGTAAAACCACCTTTGACACCTGGAATCGAACGGTAATCCAGGGCGTGCATGTGTATGTGGACCATAAAGTATCTGCAGGTGATTCCGGACTGAACAGCGCAGAAGTGTACAAGATTCGTATTCCTATAGATGTGGAGAATGCAGATCAGTATCTTCCACCAGAGGAATATGTGAAGAAAGATAATCCGGGAGATTGCTGGACGATTCAGCTTGATGATCATATTGTTCTGGGAGAATGTGACAAGGAGATTGAAAAGCCAGCAGATCTCACCGATGTACGATTGAGACACTGTAAAGTGTTGTCCTGGTCAGACAACCGCTTCGGAGGGCTCCCACATTGGAGAATAGGAGGCGCTTAAGATGGCATCAAAGAAAAAATTCAGCATTACGACTCCAAGAGGAAGCGTATTCACAGAGGTAACGGCGAACGGTTCTGTCCAAGCGAGGCTTGAATGGAATCCGTCATTTGCCCGGACAAAAGCAGAGAATTTTTCGAAAGCTCAAGAGTTTGTCGATTCCGAATGCCTGAGATATATGAATCCGCTCACGCCAAGGAGAACAGGTATGATGATTAAGTCAGCAACACTTGGAACTGTGATAGGTTCTGGATCCATTGAGTACCTGACACCTTACGCCCGCCGGCAGTATTACGAGCATAAGTCTAAAGCGAGATGGTTCGAAAAGATGAAGGCAAGCAACAAGGAGGCTATTCTGAAAGGAGCAGAGCAGATTGCAGGACGGTAAGAAGCCGATTATCCAGAGTATCCGGGATTATGTTATGACATATCCAGATATCGATGACCGGAAAATTAATATTGATTATCTTGGCAATGGAATGGAATATTCTATAGACCAATTGGGCAGATCCTATTTATAAAAGATATGTAGATGGGAGCTGTCTGAAACAATTCCAGTTCGCATTCACTTCGAAAGAAGCTTATGATGGTGACGCCAGAACAGGCATTGCCAACAGTGGTTTTTATCAGGATTTTGCGGAATGGACAGAACAGAACAATTTAGACGATATCCTCCCAGAGCTGGACGGGCACGATGCTATACGGGTAGACGTGTTGCAGTCCGGCTATTTATTTAGCACAGAGGAAGATCTGGGGCGGTATCAGATGATTTGCAGATTGATTTATAAGTAGGAGGTACAAAATGTCAGGAGCAGATACAAAAAAGAAATTAGTCGGAAGACACAAAAGAGTGGCATTTATGGACGTTGCCGGTGACGGAAAGACATATACCAGAATGACAGGATTCACGTCCATGTCTGAGAGCAAGAACGCTTCCGAGTACAGCCGCCATTATGTGGATGAAGAAAGTGAGAGAACAGATGTTGTGGGATATGCCCCATCAAACGATTATGAATTTGACCGCTATACCAATGATCCGGTACAGCAGAAAATTGCAGAAATCACAGATGATGAATTACTTGGCTCTGATGCACAGGTAAGCATCGTTGTGGTAGACCTTTTTGATATTAAGGCAGATACACCGAATACATGTGTTGCTAGACAGCGTGATTGGAGCGTTGTTCCAGACAATTCAGGAGATGGAACTGATGCATTGATCTACAAAGGTAGCCTGAAAGCCAATGGTGAGAAAATCAAGGGTACCGCCACAACAACAGACAACTGGCAGACATGTACGTTTGTAGCAGATTAATAAAAAGATAGGAGAGTGAGCCGATGAGCCTTTTTAAATACGGAAATCTCGAAGCAGAGATTGATTTTACAGATGTTGATTTTTTAGAAAATCTGGAAGAAGCAAAGCGACTGATGCAGGAAGAAGCAAAGCAGATTCCGAAAACCGGAAAGACTGCGGATATCATCCGTGCACAGTGTCAGTGTTATTTTAATTTCTTCGACCGTGTGATTGGAGAAGGCGCGCACGAAGCTATGTTTCTTGGGAGGACAAGCCTTAATTCGTGTCTTGATGCGACAGATGCATTGCTCGCGTTTGAGAATAGCGAGGCTGTCAAAATGAATGAGCGGTACAGTGAATACACTGTTCAGCAGCATGGAAACCGCCAGCAGAAAAGAAATTATAATAAGCAACAGGGAAAGAAGCACAATAAAGGAAAAGTTAGTTATTATCCTAATGGTAACAGGTAGCACGCTATGAATATTCTGATTGATAAGTTCCCCGATACGGTATGCGTAAACGGGAAAGACTATGAGGTCGAGACAGATTTTCGGGAATGGATACGATTCACGAAGTTAGTGGAAGACGAGGACGTCCCGTGGCAGATTAAGTGCCGGCTATTATTGCAGTGGTACATAGATGGAATTCCGGACGATTTGGAAGAGGCAATTGAGGCTCTAGGGGATTTTCTTACAATGAGGCAGGATGGCGAAGAATCCGATGAGCCAATGCTTCCACCAAAACAAGTGTATTCTTTCGATGAGGATATGGTTTGGATTTACAGCGCATTCCGCGAAGCATACGGAATCGACCTGCAGTCTGTGCCATATATGCATTGGTGGGAGTTTCAAACGCTGTTCATCGGACTCCCAGACAATACAGAAATCAAACAGCGCATTTTGTATCGGAACACAGACCTCCGGGATATTAAAGATAAGGACGAGCGCAAGAGAGTGAAAAAGATTCAAGAGGCAGTCGCTCTCAAGAAAAAGAAGCGCAGGAAAATGACAGATTATGAGATTGGAGATATGTTCGCGTGATGAAACATATGATTAAGATCCCGACAGAACGAAAATGGTACAGGTGTCCTTATTGTGGTAAGAAGTTATTGATTTACGAGGATACAGCCAAATGTAGTGGAGTGTATCTAAACTGCCGGGAATGTAAAAGAGAAATAAATATTAAGATTTAAAAGCACATGTGAGCCGTTGAGCCGTGCTATCAGAAAGGATGATAGTATGGCAGACGGATATTTGAATTTTGATACCAAGATAAATGAAAAAGGGTTCAATGAGGGAATCAGTAAGTTAAGCAATCTTGGAAAAGCCGGATTAAAAGTTGCCACGGGCGCGATTGCTACTTTAGGGGCAGCGGTTGGCGCAGGAATGACGGCAGTTGTAAAAGTGGGCGCTGCGTTCGAATCAGAAATGTCCAAAGTATCCGCAATATCTGGCGCAACAGGTGATGAGTTACAGTCATTGACTGACAAAGCAAAAGAGATGGGTGCCAAGACAAAGTTCTCGGCTACGGAATCAGCGCAGGCTATGGAATACATGGCTATGGCCGGTTGGAAGACGGCGGACATGTTGAATGGTATTGAGGGTATCATGAACTTGGCGGCTGCTTCCGGAGAGAATCTTGCGACAACTTCTGATATCGTAACTGATGCGTTAACGGCATTTGGATTGTCGGCGCAGGATTCTACACATTTTGCTGATGTTCTGGCGGCAGCATCATCTAATGCAAATACGAATGTTTCCATGATGGGAGAGACATTCAAGTATGTTGCACCTGTGGCTGGAGCGTTAGGATTCAGTGTTGAAGATTGTGGCGTGGCCATTGGATTGATGGCGAATTCCGGAATCAAGGCAGGACAGGCAGGCACTTCTCTGAGACAGATGTTGAGTAGACTGACGAAGCCTACAAAAGAAGTACAGACCGCAATGGATACGTTAGGACTGTCGTTAACGGATTCAGTAGGAAATGTGAAATCCCTGGATACCGTTATGTCAGATCTTCGTAGTGGATTCAGTGGTCTGTCAAAGGCAGAACAGACACAGATAGCAACGTCTCTTGCGGGACAGGAGGCAATGTCTGGACTCCTTGCTATTGTCAATGCATCAGATGAAGACTTCAACAAGTTAAAGGATTCCATCTACAATGCAGATGGCGCTGCAGCTGAAATGGCGGCGACCATGCAAGATAACCTTGCTGGCCAGATTACAATTTTAAAATCTGGGCTGGAAGGACTCGGAATTTCAATCTATGAATCTGTTGAGGTCCCATTAAAAAATCTTGCTTCTGTTGGCGTTAAGGCTATATCTGACTTAAATGAAGCATATGCATCAGGAGGCTTTGTTGGATTCATCAATGAAATTGGAAATAAAGTTCCGATGCTTAAAAGCTTTACAGATGCAATTGCCGGTTTTGCCGAAAAAACAAAAGGAATGTCCACAGATGAGCTAATGAATCTTGGTAAATTGACGGGGGTATTGGTCGGTGCAGTCCCAGCATTTTCACTGATTGGCAAGAGTGCCGGAACATTTTCCGATATTCTTGGTGGACTTGGAGATGTCACAGGAGGAGCGATTACTGCAATCGGTAAGTTTCCGGACGGATTAAAAAATGCCAAAGGTGCAATTACTGGATTTGGTGGAAGTCTAAAGAATTTAGGCAGTTCAATTGTTGGACCATTTCAAGTATTAACGCCGAAGCTTAACAGTGTTATCGGAAAGACGTTCTCTTTTTTACCGACTAAGATTTCCGGATACGTTGGAAAGATTGGTCCCGCAGTAGCCGGGAAATTCCCTAAAATTACATCCGCATTTCAGGATTTTGGTGGGTATATTGGAGCCTGGGGAGGGCAGGTAGGAACAGCATTCCAAGGAGTTCTTGGAAAAGTAGCCGGATTCATGCCCGCATTTGCAAATCTTATGGGATTTGGGGCTGTACTCGGAGTTGTAGCCGTGGGACTTGGCTTACTATACAGTCAGTTCGGTACACAAATTGACCAGATCCTGCTTATGATGCAGACTAAGGGACCGGAGGTTGTCACCAATTTCTGTAATGGAATTGTAGCAGCATTACCGAATTTGATTGCGCAAGGCGCTACGATGCTGAATAACCTCATGCTTGCGATTACAGCAAATCTACCGGCAATTATTCAAGGTGGTATTGCAATTGTATCTACTCTGATTACAGGCATTGCGCAGCAGTTACCTACATTGATTCCAACAGCGCTCATGATGATTTTGACGTTGGTCAGTTCCTTACTGTCTAACGTTGGACAATTGGTAGACGCAGGCATTAACCTATTGGTGGGACTGGCTCAGGGAGTTGTGAATGCACTTCCACAGCTAATTAATAAGGCACCGACGATTATCGGGCAGTTAGCAACGGCAATTATTTCCAATCTGCCGAAGATTTTGCTTGCTGGAATTAAGATTATAACGATTCTAGGAACCGGACTTATCCAGGCAGTGCCACAGCTTATTAGTAAGATTCCATCGATTATCAGCCAAGTAAAGAACGCATTTACAAGTGTTGACTGGGGTGGTGTTGGAAGGAACATTATCAGTGGAATCGCAAACGGCCTCAAGGGTGCCGCAGGAGCAATTGTAGAAGCTGCCAAAGGTGCAGCGGAAAGCGCACTGAATGCGGCCAAGAATTTCCTTGGTATCCATTCCCCGTCACGTGTATTCCGTGATCAGGTTGGAAAGATGATGGCTCTTGGAATGGGAATCGGATTTGAGCGGAATATTCCAGTCAAGTCCATGAGTACCGGAGTTCAGAGGGCTGTAGCTGGATTACAGAAATCCGTAGACATTGCACTGTCTGCAAGAACTTCTGATAAGACTGTAGGAGGTGTGAAGAGTATGCCAGGATTCGATAATAATGATATTGATTATGACAGGCTGGAAAAAATCCAAATGAAAGCAGCGGATAAGCTTGCAAAGCGTCCGATATTTCTTGATACGAAACGGATAGACACACCATTACCGGAAGGAGCGGTACCTGTATGGTAAAAGCATATTATAAAAATAGTAAAGGAGAGGTGCTTTGGTTGACTAGGGCGCCTTTTCGTACAATCGATGCAGACTGGTTTGACAGTACGTGGAAAGAGAGTGACAGCGGATATGAGAAAACTGTGACACTGGATGTATTTGGAAAGAGAGAAGAGTTCATACAGAACATGGAGACACTGTATAAAATCATTTCTGTTGATGCTGAAACGGGCAATTACGGACGTTTGTATGTCAATGATACATTTCTTCCGTGTCAGATTTATACAACCAAGAAAACAGGATGGAAAGGGTATGTGTATACCGAAGTAGAGCTTACCTTCCTTGCTCCGGAATTGTCCTGGATCACAATCCTGGATAAAAGATTTTATCCACAGATTAAGCCAGCGCCAGACAGTGGGTTGGATTTTTCAGCAGACATTCCATTTGATTTTACAAATGAGAAACGCGGATCCAGTTCATTTGAAATCAATCATATTATTCCGTCGGATTTTGAGATGATTGTTTACGGTCCATGCATCAATCCGAAGGTGCTTATTAATGGATATCCATATGAAATCTTAACCACGTTAGAAAGTAATGAATATCTGATTCTTAATACCGCAGAACAGACGATTACGAAGTATCTGTCTAATGGCACGACAGATAACCTGTTTAACGTAAGAGGATATGATTATTCAGTTTTTGAAAAGATTCCACCGGGGCTTATAAATGTGAACTGGAGCGGAGACTTTGGAATAGATCTATATGTTTTTCTGAAGCGGAAGGAGGCAGCATGGTAATACTGGCTACCAAAGAGCGGGAGCTCGGGACAGCACCGCTGAAAAAAGCAAATTGTTCCTTTGATGTGAATGGAAATAAGATATTTTCGATAAAGATTGCCAGGTGTTATTGGACAGATGAAATGACATTCGGGAATATGGTATATATTCCAGATACAGAGTTTGGTGGAATTATTGGAAAGGTTCTTACCAGCACGACATTGGATTATGTAGAACTGAAAGGGTATACGTGGCGGGGAAGATTGGAGCAAAAGATCATATCTCCACCAGCTGGAAGTGATTACAAGATTGTGTCTGGAGAATTAAATGCAGTGCTTAAGTCGCTTATTGAACCGGAATATGACGGACTTTTTATTGTGTCAAGCAAGGATACGGGAATATCGGTCAATAATTATCAATTCGACAGATACTGTACTCTGCTAGATGGCGTCACAAAGATGCTGAAAAGTAAAGGTTGCAGGCTTGATATCCAACACAGGAGAGAACAAGGCGTTCCAGGATATGTGCTTATCAGAGCAGTTCCAATTGAAGATTATTCTGATCAAATCGAACTGTCCAAGGATTGTGGGTTGAATTACACAATGGAAGACATCCGGGATGGAGTGAATCATTTGATTGTAACCGGCAAGGGAGAATTGCAAGACAGAAATGTTTTCCACTTGTATGTCTGGCCAGATGGAACTATCAAGAAGATGCAATATTATAAAGGGCTGGACGAGATATCTCAAGTGTACGAAAATACATCAACTGAGACAGATCAACTGGAAGAACAATCAGTTAAAAAATTGCAGGAGATTATGAGTAAAAAGATATTTGGTATGGATGTTGAGAAACTTGGAATTGATGTGCGTATTGGAGATGTGGTAGGCGGCCGTGATTATCTGACCGGTATGTACGGAGCAAAGCCAGTTGAAAATATCATTTGCAGTATTACGGCCGGAATTGTGTCAAAAGAATATGAATTGGAAGGAGAAAATGATAATGGAAATAGTTAGCGGAAGAACCGGAAAACCTCATGTGACGAGTCAACAGTTTCGCCAACTTATAGAGGGGACCGTGGGACAAGAGAGCTGCATATTGACATCTGGAGAAAATTTAGAACCAGAGCTTGCATCTAATAATTCCTTGAAAATACGTAGCGGAATGTTAGCTCATCATGGAAACATTTCCAGCGTGAAGATTGGAACATATGACGCGGTGAACCTTAGCAATGGCAGCCAGGGAATGAAGCGTATCGACCTTGTTGTGTGCCGGTACACCAGAAATGCTGAAACAGAAGTTGAAAGCTGCAATTGGGTTGTGATTATGGGAACACCTGTTTCGTCAAATCCTGTAGCGCCAACGTATACAGTTGGAAATTTACAGGAGGGCGACCTTGTAGATGACTGCCCGGTATTCGAGGTCCATTATGATGGGATTAATGTGACAGAGGTAAGAAAAATACTGTCTGTAGCGCCGAACCTTACTGAATTAAATAGCAATAAAAAAGTGGAATGTTTCAGCAAAACTGTAGCAACCAGTGTAGATCTACTCGTTGATTTTTCAGCAGAGGTGAATTCCATAATAAAAAACGGTGGAAAAATAATCTCTGCTATCCCTGGATCAACAACTAATTCTAACAATGGCTTAGTCTACGGAAAAGTCGCAATCCAAGCATCGTCAGATTGGTCACAAGTATACGTCAGGTGCAATACTAATTATTATTCCGGATTGGGCGGAACAACTACGATCAATCTACTGGTAATATATGTGTAATTACAATTTTGCCCAACTTTGAGCCACGGATCCATCCTTGTTGTTTTTCATGATGTACTGGGACATGCTCATATCCCATGCAACTTTAAGATAGCCGTTGACTTCTCCATTAATGAAGATTACGGACACCAACATAATGCCAGCCCAGTCAGATGGCGCGCCGTTGCCATAGTAACCGCCATAACGATACAAACCATCATCCCAGCACCCATATGCGAGATTTTCGGATGCATTAAACACTTTAAGTGCATGACCATTGTCATTTTTAGAATTTAATATTTTTATATTGCTATTTTATTAAGCAACGAATTGTGGCACGATTGCTAACCTTCAATATGCTACCATGAAAGCAAAAAGGAGATTGGTATGGAACAGAAGATTATGGAGGTACTAAGGAGGATGCAACCGGTTCTGGAGGAAGGATTACTCCGGGAGCTTAAGAATGTGCTGCACATGGTATTCGCTGGGTGCGACGTCGCACAAAAGACAGAGGTACAATGTGTGGATGATTCCTGGAGGATTGACCTGGAAGATTACTTAATGTCTAAGGCATTGGAGGGCAAGAGTGTTGATACGGTAAATCGGTATCGATATGAGCTGACAAGATTGTTATCATACATCAATAAGCCAGTGGCAGACATAACAGACGGGGATATATCAAGTTACTTGAGAGCCTACAAGAATATCAGGGCAGTGAAAAATAGTACGCTAAAGGGAGTACGTGCAGTGTACAGTAGCTTTTTCGTGTGGCTCAGAGACAGAGATCGGGTAAGGCGAAATCCGATGGTACTGGTGGAATCAATCAAGGTAGAGAAACGCGTCAAGCGCCCGTTCACAGACACAGAACGGGAGCAATTACTCCGGAGTTGCGCCACTATCAGGGACAAGGCTATGATGGAATTCTTATATTCCACGGCGGTCAGAGTGTCGGAGCTTGCAAGCCTTAATATTGATGATATCCGGTGGAGCAGTAAGGACTTAATTGTATACGGCAAAGGTAGAAAAGAAAGGACGGTGTACCTAAATGAACGCACGAACATGTATCTGCAGGAATACCTGCAGAGCAGAGCCGACAACAATCCAGCGTTATTTGTAGGACTTAAGAGCCCACACAATCGGCTATCGAAGGCTGGAATAGAAGATATGATAAGACGTACCGGAGAACGTGCAGGAGTCGAAAAGGCTCATCCACACAGATTTCGAGGTACGAGCATTACCAATGCCATTAACAGAGGCATGCCGTTACAGGAGCTTCTATCATGGCAGGACACGCTAAAACTGAGACGACAATGTTGTATTGCAACGTTGATCAGGAATCGGTGAAATATCACCACAAGAAATATTTAAGCGCATAGCTTTTTTACCACAATTCACACTCACTTCACACTCGGCAATGGTCGGGTGCTTTTGTTATGTGCTTTTATATATGTAACTTTATTAATAGTAGGAAGGAGTGATTCTTAGTTAAATAGCAAAACAATTAAAGCATTTGGAGCGTCAGGAAGCGATTATATAAGCTTTACAGCGCCATTTGACTGTTATGCAATTATAGAATTTTCATGTCTTGGCTGGGGCTATGATGGCGGGTTTTTAGAGTTCCAGATTCAATCATCTGAATCATTGTCAGAGATATTTGCTCACACAGGTGGTTGCTCTGGAAATAATAGCGTTTATATTCCTTTACTTGCAAAAAGCTGTTTTTCTGGATTAAAAAAAGGGAAAACATATAGTTTTTCCCGTAAGAATCTTTACGGTTCATTTGGAAATAGTTGGAATATAAAATGGTCAGCTATATGCATACCGGCGTGATTATTTACGAATACTTACTGACACCCCTAACATATGCCCTGATATGTATCCACCGCCATACGCCCATATTACAAGATATCCATCGGAATCGACTTTCCTTGCCGATATCATAGTAGTTTGTTGCTTTGGTTGCCAAATAAAGATCACACATGATTAGAGGCTATTTCCATGTGCCTTTAGCATGTACGCGCACTGTAACCAAAAGCTGTCCGCCAGGTGAATTCGGGCGCATTGCATATACGCTTGGTGATTGTTTAAGTGTTCCATTGTCAATACCCATAGTCCATGCCTGACCATCTGCTTCTATCCGTACATCAGAATCAATAACCGTTTTGAACGGTTCGATGTAATCTACCGCCGGAACACTTGCATAATAGCAACTTCCCCATGCGGAAAAAGTTTTTGTTAAAACCTTGGCTTTAATAAACTGCTCCATAAACCCATTTGCATGCTTAATGCACGTTCCGCTATCAGTAGTTATTATTTTGCTATTTAACTAAGAATCACTCCGGAAAGGAGTAACAATTGAAGATTATTTTCAATGACGCAACGGAACTGGTTGTCCAGTCTGCAACAATCCGCGGAGACGGAGGACTACTAATCAAAACGATTTCTGATACAGAAGCGAATTTGAAAAACATGTTCCAGGATCAGACAAAAACCAAGAAGATGACCGTGACAGAACGGGAGTCCACATTGGGGGAGTATGAGAATTACACCAATATGGACGCTATCGTGAAGTATACGGCTGGAATTATCGGTGTGATTCTCTACAAAGTTGGCGAGACACCAGCAGAAAAAATGGAGGCTTTAGCATCAGAGAATGCTGGACTGAAAAAGACTGTTGATATGCTCCAGGAATGCATTCTTGAAATGTCAGAGTTGGTATATCAATAATGGTAACTCTATTAACAAACTTATTCATATTATTACAAAACAATGGAGGTAAAGAAATGATGGCAATGTTATGGGCACAGCAGATTATGTTAGGAAAGAAAACTTATAAGCAGGTACCGAGACTTTTAAAGGATAAGGTAAAAGAGATTCTGGAAGATTCTGGAATGGGTGAACTTGTTACAGAAGCGACAGAGTAGGAGGGCAACGTAGATGGCAGTAAAAACAGTACAATATATAATTGATGGTCAGACATATAATCTGACACTTGATGCATCTACAGGGGAGTATAAAGCAACAGTCCCGGCGCCTAGCAAATCCAGTTACTCACAAGATGGTCATAAATATGGGGGCTCTGTAATAGCTACAGATGATGCCGGAAACTCAACTACAATAAATCAAAGTGATGCTACTTTAGGAGCAAATCTGTTACTTCGCGTCCTTGAAAAAGTCGCACCAACACTTGCTTTCACATACCCGACCGCTGGCGCGTATATTACAAACGCAACTCCAGCTATTAGGTTTAAGGTGACAGATAATGACTCTGGGGTAAATCCAGATACAATCGTTATCAAAGTTGATGGCGCAAAGGTAACAACCTCATTTACAAAAACAGCAGTCACAGGTGGTTACGAGTGTTCCTACACTCCAGGAACAGCATTGGCGGATGGTGCGCATACTATTTCAATCGAAGCATCTGATTTTGATGGAAACGCTGCAGCAGCTAAGACAGTCACATTTACAATTGATACAATTCCACCGACACTTACACTTACAAATCCAGCAGATGGGCTTATCACAAATAAATCCACTCTGGTTGTATCTGGTAAAACAGACGATGTTACATCTAAACCTGTAACAGTTACAGTCAATGGAACGGCGGTTGCAGTTAACTCGGATGGTACATTCTCAAAAGAGATTACGCTTGTCAATGGTTCTAACACAATTACCGTTGTTGCAAAAGACAAAGCCGGCAAGACTACAACTGTAACACGTAAGGTAACACTTGATACCGGTGCACCTGTATTCAAGGGTATTACTCTTACACCGAATCCAGTTGACTGTGGTAAGACATTCATTATCTCTGTTAAGGTGACAGACTAAGGAGGTACCGTATGATTACGAAAGTAATCGGTAAGGTCGATGGAAAAGAAGTTGTCTTTGAGCGTGCAGAGGGGGACTTGTGGAATACCACAGTCCCTCTTGATTTAGATGGAATGTATGTGGTTGAAGTCACAGCTTATGACGATGCGGAAAACGTAGCATTTTGTACAAAGATGCTGTTGATTGTGGATCCAGCTACGCTATGCGCTCAGCTTGTCGCGTTTGATTATTTTGCCGAAGTCGTTCCGGAAGAGTATGATGCCATCATACAAAATGATGATTTTCAAGTAGAAGCAGTGTATCCGTGTCATCATGGAAGGGGGTGTTGCTGTGAATAAGGTAAAATTCATTCTAGGAGAAGATAAGCATGTAAAACTTCTGATCAGAAGTCCCAACGATGAACCATTCACGATATTAAGCGCCCATTACAGTCTACTCAGGTACGGGGAAGCGGAAGCGAGCGGAGAGTGCGAGATAGATGGTCATTATCTTGACGTAAAAATCTCGCCACAGAACAAGGCATGCTATGTGCTGGAAATCACATACGTGGTTGGTGATTCGACGAGAAAGGCAAGGATAGAAGTGGAGGTAATCTGATGCTTGAAATTACAAATGTGAAGTTAAGCAAGAATACGGTGAATACTGGGGAAAAGTATGTAATTTCCGTAGATATTAATGAGATAATAGATTATCCTTACGACTATCCTTATGACTTTCCTGTATCATGTACAAGAAAAGCAGAGCCTAAAAAGTAGGTGAACACATGGAAATTAGAGCAAGACCCTAGAGGTCTTTTTATTTTACGCAAAATTTAAGAATCGAGGTACATAGAGTGTATGTAGACGTAAACACAATCATTATGGCCGGAAGTCTTTTGACAGCCGTAGTGGTTATTTTTTCTGCTATTTTTGCGGTGTACAAGTGGTACTTAAAGCAGAATCAGCAGGACGTAGAAATTGAAAGAGTAAAGTCAGAACAATGCTTGCTGACTTATGGAATTCTCGCTTGCTTGAAAGGACTTAAGGAGCAGGGGTGCAATGGTCCAGTAACTGAGGCAATAGACAAGATTGAGAAGCATATAAATAAGCAAGCGCATGATCAGGAGGATTAGACGATATGGATATTACAACATTAGGAACAGTAGTTGGAATCGTAGCAATCTGCTATGTGATTGGACTTGGCTGTAAGGCTTATGAGAAAATTCCGGACAAATGGATTCCGGTCATCATGGCTGTATGTGGCGGAGCTCTGGGCGTTGCCGGTCTCTACACGATGCCGGACTTTCCGGCCGGAGATGTGATTAATGCAATTGCGGTTGGAATGGCGAGTGGGTTGGCAGCGACCGGAGTAAATCAGTTGTATAAACAGCAGTGTAAGTAGAGGGCGAGTAATCGTCCTCTTATTGATAGGAGTGATATTATGGCAGTAAGAATTGGAAGCGCACGTATTAATGAGAAGGGCACCACCACCGGAGGAAAAGCCGGAGATCAGACCGGTGGAGAAGTGTCTATACAGAATTACTATCTGCACAGAAAAGGTTGGTACGTAGCAAGACCGAAAGATCCAACTGTAGCAGAGAAGATTGCACAGGCAATGGAAGCAGCGTGCAACAATAATCACATCGGTTATTGCCAGGCACACAGAGACAGCCTTAGAAAGATTGCTGTTAAGCATAACTATAATCTCAGCAAGGTCAATGTTGATGTGGAGGTAGATTGCTCTGCACTGGTCAGAGTATGTTGCTTATATGCCGGAATACAGGTTGGAGATTTCAACACAGCGTCAGAGCTGGAAACCTTGCGAAAGACAGGAGCGTTCGAAATCCTGAAAGATGATAGCGCTGCAAGGAAAGTACATATCTGAAACGAGGGGATATTCTTGCTACACACACCAAGGGACATACAGTTGTAGTCCTGGACAATGGATCTGGAGTGACTTCCGCTTCAAAGAGTACCAGAGCTTATGTCGTCGGACAAGTCTATACAACACAGGTGGACGACCTGAGTGTCCGAACCGGTCCGGGAACCAATAATCTGGAAAAATCTTATGCGGAGTTATCCAGTAATGCACAGCAACACGCGCACGATAACGGGAGACTCAAGAAAGGCACTCGCGTAACCTGCAAGGACGTTCGAAAAGTCGGTAGTGACATCTGGATCAAGATTCCAAGCGGCTGGATTGCTGCATATTATGGTGGAAAGAAGTATGTAGGATAGTGTATAATCTGACATATATAATAGGTAGAAACTTCTTTATACGTCCTTACAAAATGGTCATCCAATTTGGACATTGAACCTGTCTTCCATCGCAATACTGTGTAAGTATCGGCTGTCTTACATTTGGTCTTGCAAGATAGTCGGCAAATAATTCATCTACGATGATTGAAATAGAATCGTAAATATTCCGTTCAGGAATCCATTTGTGGTCAAATGCAGTGGAAGATGTAATAGTAAAATCATAGCCCTGGTTCCGGTACCATTCTGTATAGACCCGATTTAATGTAAAGGACATAATTGCCAGTACATTTGCGCGAATCGTATTGGTGGGCCAGGTTGCATAGATTTCACTGGATGCCACATTTTTGATGTAATCTTTGTAACGGACATAATAATTTTTAGCGGTGGAGTCTCTCGGACTTCCATCATGAACAACGATGTATTCAGGAATAACGACCCGGCTTAAGACAATTTCACCGCTTTCGGTTAATGGCTTGATTTCTTCCTCCGGTATTTTCGCCGGGTAATTTCCATATAATGTATGTGCAGGTATCACATAAATAGAATTTTGATTTGTGTCAGGAATGAGCGGACGCATGGAAATATTCTGGATAGCTGTGACTGTGGATAGAATCTCAGCACCTGCAATCTGGATAGATTCATAGCCTGCTGCTTCCACAGAAATTGTATATTCAGAATAGGGCTGCAATTCGTTTGTTTCATCTAAGCTGTATTCAATTGGAGGTGCAGGAAGATTAATGGTGTCGGTCTGACCGGAAGAATCTGTAGTCAACTCTTCCAATGTCTCATCAGGGACTCCAGTGTATGAAATCGAAATACGTGCATTTTCAATAGGATGTGCATGAATCCTGGAAGTCAGATTTATTTTCAACTGCCCCCAATCCGGCGTGTCGGTTATATGAAAAATGCTCATAATAAAAAATACCTCATAGAAACTAGATTACTTTTATTGTATGATAGAGAAAGAAAATGTGTGAGATGTGAAGAAAGGATTATAGATGGAAAAAAAGAAGAAAAGAAGACGCTATAGAGGTTTGAGATTCCTAATTTTAGTAATGGGAGTTTTGATTGTCTGTGGAGTATATCAATACAGGGAATATGGCAATATAAAAGATGTCATGCTGAAATTAATTGGTCAGGAGCCGGTGACATATCAGCATGTTTCAGAAGAAATCGGAGGAATGGACGGTAAATTTTATTATCAGCAGCTAAGTGAAGAAGAGCAGACAGTGTATCAGGAGCTTTTGCAGGGGCTTTTGGATCATGTAGAGCAAATTTATGTGCACAGCCAGAAGCCGGAACGTGTTAATGAACTTCTTGTTTATGTGTTGAATGATTATCCGGAGATTTTCTGGAGCGATGGGACAGCTTCTTCCACAGCCTATTCTGGATTTCAGAATTATACGTCTGTGATGCCGGGATATTTGTATACGAAAGAAGAATGTGAAAAAAAGAAGACACAGATTGACATGGAGGTGTCGGAGTGTCTGTCCGGTATCAGTGAAAATGCTTCGGATTATGAGAAGATTCTTTATGATTATGAGTATATTGTGAATCAGGTGGATTATGATGATGCAGCAGAAGATAACCAAAATATTTGCAGTGTATTTATTGGAAAAAAGTCAGTGTGTGCCGGTTATTCTAAAGCAATGCAGTATCTCATGGAGAAGCAGGGGCTGTTCTGCACTTATGTTACTGGGGAGGTGACAGAATCTTTCAGTGATGGTGATGGCCATAAGATCCCTCATGCATGGAATTTGGTGAAATGTGACGGCGATTATTATTATGTGGATGTGACGTGGGGAGATCCCATTTTCCAGGAGTCGGAAGAGGAGGCTGAAAATGTAATGGATGACGAAATTCGTGACAATATCAGCTACGATTATATGCTTTGTGATGATGATGAGTTGTTTCGGACTCATACGCCGGATTTGGAAGTAGAACTTCCGGATTGTACGAAGATGGATTTGAATTATTATGTAGTTAATGGAATGTATTATACAGAATATGATGGTCAGACGGCGCTTAAAGCAATGAACCAGGTGATTTCGGCGAGAGAGACGAAAGTTGTACTGAAATATTCCGATGAATCAGTTTATAAAACTGCAAAAGAAGACATTTTAAATAACGAGGTGAAGCGTGCTGCACAGAATCTGGCGCAGTGGTATCATTTGACAGAAGTCTCCTACAGTTACATAGATGACAAAAAAATGAATAAAATTACAATTTTCTGGAAATATTCTTAAAAAAAAGAATTGAAATATATCTCATCCTAAATGCTAAAAATATCAACCGGATTTTAAACGAAAAAGTATGGATAAAACCAATATAAC